AAGCCAACGCCCGTGTACATAGAACGGGACAGAAACACCCTAGCACCGTTGTACAGCTACAAGGGTCACCCGCTGAGAGACATATTTACAATCTTCTTGATAACAGGATTAACGTACACTCAGAAATTGTAAATTTATATAAGAAATTGCTTGACTAGGCAATACAATAGCAGTACTTTTGACCTTCCGGTGAAAACCGTGCAACCTTGGAGAATGATAATGCCTGAGATAACGGTAGATAAACTGACCTCTGTCTACATAAAAATACGACAGCATCGGTCTAAAATTAAAGCGGCGTTTGAGGAGGAGGACTCCAAATTACGATCGCAACAAATGAAAATCAAGCAAGCCTTGTTGGACCACTGCAAAGAAAACAATGTGGATTCCGTTAAAACGGGCGAAGGTACGTTTTACCGTACCGTCAAAACCAAATACTGGACAGACGATTGGCAGTCTATGTACAAGTTCATCGTCGAGAACGATTGTCCAGAGTTCCTAACCAAGTCGTTAAACCAAACCAATGTCAAACAGTACTTAGAGGAAAATCCAGAGTCGGTACCACCGGGTTTGAACGTTTCTTCTGAGTACGAGATTGGCGTCCGTAAAGCCACAAAATAGGAGTACCTATGGACTCACCTTCCGAGTATAAATCTTTACAGGAGACCGCCGATTACTTCGGTGTGTCCCCCCATTCAGTGCGTGATTGGATACGTAAAGATAAGTTACCACCAGATAGTTGTATCAAATTAGGTGGAACCTATCGCTTGAAATACAAGCTCATTGAGGAGTGGGCTTTCGATGAGTATGAATCCGCAAAAAGTACTTCAAACCCCGAGGGGAATGATGATAATCTGGACGGCCCGATTGAATCGGAGGTCGTTGCAGAAACGGTAACAATAGCAGAACCTTTTTTAATCGACGATGAAGACGGAGAATTTTTCTAATGTCTAATATACCTTCACTTTTTGAGTCTAACCTACCCGCCAACAATGCACTTCTCGACAAGTTGCGAGGCATTAACGATAACCTTGCTGGTAATCCTTCGGGGTCTGGCTTGCGCCGAATCAGCATCAAGGGGGGTCGTTTCCGTAAGATGGTAAGCGGTGAGCAGGTTGCTGTAAGCAAAGACAGTTCTATGCACGTCATTATTGTGAACGCTGCGGCAATTGCTAGAACCTATTATGCGGGACAGTACAACCCCGAAAAGCCTTCGGCACCGGCTTGCTGGTCGCACGATATCAAGAAGCCAGCCCCAGAAGTCCCAATTGAGAGCCGTCAAGCGGCTGTTTGTCGAGACTGTCCGCAGGATGTCAAGGGGTCCGGTATGGGAAATTCCCGTGCTTGCCGCTTCTCTCAGCGCCTAGCTGTCTGCATCGAGGGTGACCTCAATACAGTTTATCAGTTACAAGTCCCAGCTACCTCTATTTTCGGTGAGGCTGAAAATGGTAATATGCCTTTGGGGGCATACGCTAGACTTCTTAAAGAACACGATGATACGCCAGCATCGGCGGTCGTTACCGAAATGTACTTTGACGAGAACAGTGAAACACCTAAGCTGTTTTTTAAGCCGCTCCGTCCTTTGGAGGAAAGTGAGCTTGAGAAAGTCATCGCCATGTCGGACTCTCCAGAAGTTATACGCTGTATTGAGTTAACGGTATCCCAAGCGGATGGTGTTCAGAAGTTGGGGGCACCGAAGGCAAAGGTTACCGCTGATCCAAAGCCAGCTGAGGAAGTGGTGGAAGAAGTTGTTGAGGCTCCCAAAAAGGTCGCTAAGAAGTCCGAGCCAGCAATTGATGAAGAAAGTGAAGATCTCTCTGCAATCATAGACGGTTGGGACGACTAAGGTAGTATACGCCCCGTTTCGGCGGGGCCAAAACCTAACTTAACCACATGATTGAGAGAACCGTGTATGGAACCGCAAGAATTCTTTGATGCCGTTCTCGGTAATACTGGATGGTATTGTACGGCGAGCATCGAATATAACAACGGTCACGGCTCTATAAAAGAACATCTCTGGTCATCATCGAGAGACGAAATTGAAATAAATGCCGAAGACGTTGAGAGAGAAGGTTGTGATGCTTATTTTGCATTAAGCACTTATAAAGATCCAACCACTGCCGCAGAAGAAAACAGACCGCCTCGGGGGAAGGCGAGTACCATAGAATTAAAATCGTTTTTTATTGAGCTAGACTGCGGAACCCACGTTAAAACGGGTAAGCAACGGGACTATGCTTCTAAGAAAGATGGCCTAACCGCGTTACAGAAATTCATAAAGGCTTTGGATTTACCTAAGCCAATTCTTGTTGACTCTGGTGGCGGTATTCACGTCTATTGGGTTTTGAATGAGCCCGTGGATTCTAGCTTGTGGGTCGGTCACGCCAAGAAGCTACAGCAGGCATGTGCTGAAAACGACTTAAGAGTAGATAGTCAAATTACCACGGACCCGGCTAGGATAATGCGGGTTCCAAATACCGACAACAAAAAGATGGGTGCGGATAATCCGAGACCCGTTAAGATAATTAGCGGGGACTACGAACCCGTTGACCTTGAAACATTCTCTAGCAAACTGGGCGATCAGGAAGTGAAACCAGTACTAGAGTTAATCAAGAAATTAGATAACGTACTTATGGTCAAACTCATGGGAAACCGTGAGCATAGGTTTGTTGATATTTTGGCGAGGAGCGCGGAAGGTAAAGGGTGCGCTCAGATAGAAAACATCTTTAGAAACCAAGAAGGTTTAGAAGAACCCCTGTGGCGAGCAGGTTTGTCTATCGCCAATGTTTGTAGTGACAGGGATATCGCTATACATAAGATGTCTCACAATTACGAAAACTACGATCCAAATGAGACAGAAAAGAAGGCTTCTGAGACTGCCGGACCTTACACCTGTGCAACTTTCAAGAATCTCAAAGCTGAGTTGTGTGAAGGTTGTCCTTACCAAGGTAAGATAACGTCGCCAATTCAGTTGGGTGAGGCAGTGCTGAGGGCAGAAGGGGATGACAACATAATCCCAGAGGCCAAGAAGGTATCCCTTCCCCCACAAGACCCTAACGTGATTCCACCTTACCCTAGTCCTTATTTTAGGGGTAAAGCGGGTGGCATTTATCGTGAGGTTTTAGAGCCCGATGAAGATGGCAAGTTGATAAAGGTCGGGGAGACTTGTATCTACCACAACGATCTTTACGCGGTAAGGCGCTTGGTTGATCCCGAAATGGGAGAGTGCATAGTTTTAAATTTGGTGCTACCCCAAGATGGCGTTAGGCCGATAATCATGCCACTCAGAGCAGCGGCTTCAAGGGAAGAAATCAAAAAGCTACTTTCTATGGCTGGGGTGCTTGTAACTAAATGGGAACCTCTAATGAAATATATAGAAACTTGGGTCAATGAGCTTCAAGAAAGAGGCAAAGCCGATGACTCTCGTAGACAATTTGGATGGGCGGATAACTACGAAAGTTTTATCATTGGTGACAGGGAGATAACCAAAAACGGTATAAGAATTAATCACGCAACTCCAGCTACGGCTATGTACTTTGGACCTTTGTCGGTCAAGGGTACGGTTGAAGGTTGGAGGGAAATGGTGATGCCTTATTCCGAAAAGGGGCTTCATGTCCACCAATTAGTCGTAGCTCAATCTTTCGGCTCCATTTTGACACCGTTCCTACCGGATATATCAGCCACCATTTTGCATATTTGGACGGTTGGGAGTGGATTCGGTAAAACCTTCTTAAAGAATGCGGCATTGAGCGTCTGGGGTAACCCTAGAAGTAATCTTCGTATGAAGGGTAAAGATACTGAAAACGCGATAATGTATAGAGCGGAAGTATTTAAAAACTTACCCATAATGATTGACGAGTGGGGTCAAGCTAAACCCGAAGTTATAGCTAGTGTTTCAATGACTATGACGGACGGTATGCAGAGGGACCGGCTTTCAAACAGCACGAATGCCGCTAGATATAGAGGTGAACCTTGGGCTCTAAGCGTATTCACATCTGGCAACTTCAGTCTAATAGACAAGATAACCACGGTGGTCGGAACACCAATGGCCGAGGCTCAGAGGGTCTTGGAAGTGGATGTGAGGGACTACGATTATTTCAACAAAAGGCGCGATGCAGAAGAAGCTACCAAGTTCACCATGCTAATGGAAAGCAACTACGGCTTAGTCGGTCAAATGTTTGTGGAATACGTTATAGCTAATATCGAGGAAGTACGAACCGAAGTATCCAAGATCCAAGATGAGTTGATGGCAAGATTTGGACTAGTATCCGAGAACCGCTTTTGGGCAGGTTATATGTCCACAGCGATCATAGCCAATCGCATTTGCTCCAAATTGGGGATAATGGATTTTAAAGAAGACGATCTGTTAGTTGGAGCCGATCTTATGATCGAGCAGAACAAGCAGAAAGTTAAGAATATCGAAGCGGACCCCGCTAGTCTGATAAACGATTTTGTCAACGACAATTACCGAAACATAATCTACATAAACAGTTCTAAGGATCGCAGGGGTAACACTCTGACAACCAAGGTTCTGGACGATCTCAATCGTAAGATAGACCCAGTGAATGTTATGGGTAGGTACGAGCCAGACGTGGATATTCTCAGCATCCGATGCTCCTCTTTAAGGGACTGGTGTGCCAAGAAAAACATAAACTATACCGGTCTGGTTTCGGGGTTGTCCAAAGATTACTCGGCAGACCCATCAAAGATGGTAAGACTTACTAAAGGATTAGACGTTGACATTGGTGCTAACAGTCGGTGTTTAGTTGTTAACTGTCGAGGCTTTTTAGAGATGGGCGGGTTTAAAAAGGACAATGTTGTCAGCATGAAATCCTCTGAGGATAGCCATGAAAACGTCGAAACTGGAGATGTACTA